GTACGTAAGGCTGTAGCAGAGTGCCTGATCAACTCAGCAGTGTTCGGTACAGGTATTGCTGAGATTGTCATCTCTGAAGAAAAGGAGATGGCTCCGGGTTCACAGCCCCTTATGGGTGGTGAGCTTAAAGCTGTAGGTGTAAACATTCGCGACCGGGTTGTAGTTAAGCTCCGACCTGTTATGCCTCAGAACTTCCTAATTGACCCTAACGCTACCTGTGTAGAAGACGCCCTTGGTGTCGCTGTAGACGAGTTCGTAAGCCGTCACACGGTAGAGGTTCTACAAGAGCAGGGTGTCTACCGTAAGGAACTGGTAGGTGATGCCAGCCCTGATACAGACATCGAGCCAGATCAAGACTTAACAGTCTACCAAGAAGACAAGATTCGCCTGACTAAGTACTACGGGCTTGTACCTCGGCACCTCCTTGAGGAGACTGAGGAGTACGAAGACCTTGTTGAAGAAGACAAGTCAGACAGTTACTACGTAGAGGCTGTTGTTGTTATCGGTAACGAGGGGACTCTGCTGAAGGCAGAACAAAACCCTTACATGATGCAAGACCGTCCTATTGTAGCCTTCCCTTGGGATATCGTCCCCGGTCGATTCTGGGGCCGTGGGGTGTGCGAGAAGGGCTATAACAGCCAGAAGGCACTGGATGCTGAGCTACGTGCTCGTATCGACGCCTTGGGCCTTACAGTGCATCCTATGATGGCTATGGATGCTACCCGTATCCCTCGTGGCAGTCGCCCTGAGATACGTCCCGGTAAGCTCCTACTTACTAACGGAGACCCTAGGGAGATTCTACACCCATTTAACTTCGGTCAAGTTAACCAGATTACTTTTGCACAGGCACAAGCACTACAGCAAATGGTGCAGCAGGCAACAGGAGCTGTAGATAGTGCGGGTATTGCAGGTAACATCAACGGTGAAGCTACCGCTGCCGGTATCAGTATGTCACTAGGCGCTATCATTAAGCGTCATAAGCGTACCCTGATTAACTTTCAAGAGTCATTTCTGTTGCCGTTTGTCACCAAGGCAGCACATCGTTATATGCAGTTCGAGCCTGAGCTGTACCCTGTAGCCGACTACAAGTTCAACGCTGTGTCTTCGCTGGGTATCATTGCTCGTGAGTACGAAGTCACTCAGCTCGTGCAGCTCTTGCAAACTATGTCACCTGACAGTCCTTTGTACCCGGCATTGATTCAGTCAATCATTGACAACATGAATCTGTCTAACCGTGAAGAGCTTATCGCTACACTTCAACAAGCCTCTCAGCCTAACCCTGAAGCACAGAAAATGCAGCAGGCTATGCAGCAGGCCCAGATGGAGTTCCAGCAGTCACAGACACAGGCGCTTATGGCACAGGCTCAAGAGTCTGCTGCAAGGGCTCAGAAGCTCCAGCAAGAAGCTGCTGCTGTACCTCAAGAGACTGAGATCAGGAAGATCGAAGCTATTACCCGGAACATTACTCAGGGTAACCAAGACGATAAACAGTTCGAGCGCCGTATGCAGATTGCTGATAAGCGCCTGAAAGACAAAGACCTCAACATTAAAGCTATGAGTTTAGTCAACCAAAGGAGTAACAATGCTAACGCCTAACGAGTTCCAGAAGATCGTTGACCAAATCAACGGTGCTTTTGAAAAAGCTAACGCTAGGATCGACGAGCTAGAAAAGGAAGTACTTAGCCTGAAGGAGGAAAAGGTAAAGCGAGGAAGACCTAAATCCACTGACGAATAGCCGCTAAGGTAGGAGGTGATCTATCTTTATAGCAAGGGGTCAATAACAATAATACTTGCTATAATTCTTTAACCGTGGTATAATATTTTATAGAAGTAAAGGATTATGGATAAAGAAACAGAAGAATACTTCGGTCATTTGACCGACATGTTCCGCTCTCAGGGATGGAAAATCCTGATGGGAGAGCTAGCCTCCGAAGTTGATAGCCTGACGCATATCGAATCCATAAAAGACGAACAAGAGCTGTACTACCGCAAGGGTCAGCTACTCGTCATGAAGAATATGCTTAATCTTGAATCAATGATGGAAGCGACGAGAGAAGAACATGATCAAGGTTCGTGACTTCAAGTGTACTAACAACCACTACTACGAAGAATTTGTAGCAGACGGTATCACAACCAGTCGGTGCGGGTGTGGTGCTAATGCTGTAATAGTCCCCTCAGCAACTAAAACCTATTTAGATGGTTCTAGCGGTGATTTTCCCGGTGCTCATATGCGCTGGGTAAAAGATCACGAACGAGGCGGACGATCAACCGAAGAAGCCTAATCAGGCCAGCCTTCATAAACCCATCTCCACAAGGTAATTCACCCGGAGTTTACAAATGGCACGAGCAGAACTGCTTGACGAGCGATTGGAAGAAGAAGCAACAAGTTTAGAAACAGATACTACAGCGAAGGAGAACGTAGCACCTACGCCTGAACCTGAAGATGATCTGCCAGAGAAGTACCGTGGTAAGTCTACCAAAGAAATTGCACAGATGCACGCAGAAGCTGAGAAGCTCCTCGGGCGTCAGTCCTCTGAGGTAGGAGAACTACGGCGAGTCTTTGATACTTACATCCAGTCACAACTCGCTGAAAAGTCACCGAAAAAAGAAGAAGTCGAAGAAGAGATTGATTTCTTTTCAGACCCTGAGAAAGCTACAGCAAGGGCTATTGAGAACCACCCTAAGGTTAAGCAAGCTGAGAAGGTAGCGAAAGAATACCACCAGCAGACTGCACTAGCTAAATTGCAGTCAAAGCACCCGGATATGAAGACTATCGTTAGTAACGAAGCTTTTCAGAACTGGGTTAAAGCCAGTAGGATTCGTACTCAGTTGTTCATTCAAGCAGATCAACAGTATGACTACGATAGTGCAGACGAACTCTTTTCACTCTGGAAAGACCGTCAACAAGTCGTAAACCAGACTGCTCAGGCTGAGAAGGCTGGTCGGAAAGCTGCCGTACAAGCTGCCAATACTGGTGGTGGGCGGGGTTCCAACGAGGTATCAAAGAAAGTCTATCGACGCTCTGACATTATTAAACTTATGGAAACTGACCCTGAACGATACGAGGCACTATCGGATGAAATATTCCGCGCCTATCAGGAGGGTCGCGTGAAATGACTCTAAAGGAGAAACAAAATGGCTGGTGAATCAACTGCTGCGTATCCTACAGCGAACGCATTTGTAGATAAGACTGCTGCTGGTACCTTCATTCCCGAAATCTGGTCGGATGAAGTTATTGCTGCTTACAAGAAGACCCTCAAGATGGCTCCTCTGGTCAAGAAAATGACTATGAAGGGCAAGAAAGGGGACGTTATCCACATTCCTAAGCCTATCCGTGGTGCTGCCGCTGCTAAGGCTGAGGCAACCGCTGTCACCATTCAAGCGAATCTGGAATCAGAACTGACGATTACTATCAACCGTCACTTTGAGTACAGCCGCCTGATTGAAGATATCGTAGACGTACAGGCTCTGTCAAGCCTTCGTCGGTTCTACACTGAAGATGCTGGTTATCAGCTTGCTAAGCAAGTCGATGCTGACCTCTTTAGCGTAGGTACTGGTTTTGGTAATGGTACCCTAACTCTGTCTCCGGCTAACACGGGTGCAAACTGGGTTAACACTAACGTGTACTTCAACGACTCTAGCACTGGCCTTACCGCCTATGCTGTTGATACTGTAGCACCTGCTGATGTCTTCACTGACGCTGGCTTCCGTGCTCTTATCAAGAAGATGGATGACGCTGACGTACCGATGGATGGTCGTTGCTTTGTCATTCCGCCTGCATTGCGGTCTGCTATCATGGGTACTGAGCGTTATGTTAGCTCTGACTTCCGTGATCCCAAGACTGTACAAAGCGGTCTGATTGGTTCCGTATATGGCATTGACATCTACGTATCCAGCAACTGCCCTGTGCTCGAAGCTGCTGCACAGAACACTGCATCTACTGTCGATATTCGCGGTGCCTTCCTGATGCACAAGGAAGCTATCGTACTGGCAGAACAGATGGCTGTTCGTTCACAGACTCAGTACAAGCAGGAATACCTGTCAACTCTGTACACCGCTGACACCCTCTATGGGGTTCAAGCGTACCGTCCAGAAGCTGGCTTTGTTTTGGCTGTACCTGATCTGTAAGTAATTACTGGGGAAAGGACTTACTATTTTAGAGTCTTAGTACCCAGCTTTTCACATAAGCATTTCAGGAAAAGTATAGTGTTTATCTGAAAGACTAAGGAGACACCCTTGCCAATATTTAGAGGTTCAGGCGGTAGCGGTGAAGCGTCTACGAATGCTTACGCTAATGAGATTGCTGTAAGTGCTGCTACTGCTACTGAGAAGGCTAATGAGGCTGCTGCTAGTGCGGCGGCTGCTGCTGCGTCTGAAGCTACTGTAGCTGCATCTGTTGCGGCTGCTTCAGTTAGTGCAGATAATGCAAGTACTGCCCAGACTGCTGCTGAGCTTGCTCAGACAAATGCAGAGACCGCTGAGGTTAATGCAGAAGCTGCTGAAACTGGAGCACTGGCTGCTGAAGCTCTTGCTGAGAAGTGGGCTACTGAACTAGAAGACGTAGTAGTTGCAGACAGTAAATACTCAGCATTCCACTGGGCACAGAAATCACAGGAATTCGCTGAAGGCGCTTCTGCTGTAACTAGCGTAGACCTCACTCCGGGTACAGGTATCTCTGTATCTGGTGGTCCTATCACAACCTCTGGCTCTATCACTGTAACTAACACAGCCCCTGACCAAACTGTGGTGCTTACACCAAGCACAGGTATTAACATATCAGGTACATATCCTAGCTTTACAGTAACTAATACAGCTCCAGACCAAACAGTAGTGCTCACACAAGGCGCTAACGTAACAATTACAGGTACCTACCCCAACTTTACTATTGCTTCTACTGATACGAATACAACGTATACAGGTGGCACTGGTATTGATCTTGCGGGTACGTCTTTCAGTATTGACAGTACAGTAGCTACTTTGTCTGGAACTCAGACTTTAACTAATAAGACTCTTACCTCTCCTACTGTAACCGGCGCAGTCCTTAGTGATGGCTATACTGAAGAAGTGTTCGCAGTCACTGGTACAACACCTGCATTGTCGCCTACCAATGGTTCAATCCAGACATGGACTTTGTCCGGCAACTCGACACCTACCGCAGGAACGTGGGCAGAAGGCCAGTCGATTACCCTGATGATTGATGATGGCTCTGCCTATACGATTACATGGACCACGCTTGCTGTAACATGGAAGACTGATGGAGGTTCTGCGCCCACACTTAACACCAGTGGGTTCACGGCAATCGCACTGTGGAAGGTGGGGAGCACGATCTACGGTGCTCGGGTGGGTGACGCCTGATGCTGCGGGATAAAGTTTTTGCTGCCGTATCGTCTTCTGCGCCAGTACCGCATCCAACAGGGCAACAGCAATATACGACACCCGGCACATACAGTTGGACAGCACCCACTGACGTGACCTCAGTATGCGTAGTCGCAATCGGCGGTGGTGGTGCAGGTACATTTTCCACATCAGGTGGCAGTGGCGGTGGAGGTGGAGGCTTAGGGTGGAAAAATAACATCAGCGTCACACCGGGCGCGTCCTATACGGTTGTCGTAGGCTCTGGCGGTGTTGCAGGTATAAATGGTTCAGCAGGCGGTCAAGGTTTTCAAAGCTACTTTATTGACCAGTTTCTAGTTCGCGGTAGCGGTGGGCAAGGAGGCACTACTACAGCTGGCGGCGCGGGCGGCGGACGAGCGGGCGATGGAGGAGGTAACGGAGGTAATGGTGGAACTGACTTGACCAATGGGTCAGGCGGAGGCGGTGCAGGAGGTTACAGCGGTAATGGTGGCCGAGGCGGAAACACAAACCCCAGCTCGGGATTAGCTGGCTCTGGTGGGGGTGGTGGCGGAGGCGGTTCTGGTGGACTAGCTGCTTTTTTAAACTTTGACATCGGTGGCGGCGGTGGTGGTGTCGGTATATTTGGTCAAGGGTCCAATGGTGCTGGCGGAGCAGGTAGTGAAACAGATGGCGCTGGTGGTGGTGGCGGGTCTGGAGGCGATGCAGGTCTGCCCGGCACGACCGGCAATGTTGGAGCTGGCGGTGCCTATGGTGGTGGGGGCGCAGGTGCTGACTACTACACTACTTCCAGCACCCCTATTGGTGACGGCGCAGGCGGGGCAGTCAGAATTATATGGGGACCGGGCAGAGCCTTTCCATCAACAAATACAGGTAATTTATAATGTGGATAAAAGACGGCGAAATATACACAATCCACTCCGAGATCCGCAGGGCGCACCCTCAAGTCTCGATGCCGAAAGAGCTGACCGAGGCCCTGATAGCAGAGCTTGGCTACGAGGTAATTTACACAACCGAGCGCCCGGTGGCTGACGTGGTCGAGGAGCTGCCGCCCGCGTACAACGAGACAACCCAACGCTGGGAGCAGCAGTGGTCCTCCCGCGCATTTACTGAGCAGGAGATCGCCGACAACCTAGCCGCAAAACGCGAAGGGATGATCGTCACTCCACGCCAAGCCCGACTCGCCCTGCTGGGTGCTGGCAAGCTGGCAGATATTGAAACCGCCATAGCTGCTTTAGATAATCCTACTAAAACAGCAGTACAGATCGAGTGGGAGTACGCTCGTACTATAGAACGGACAAGTGCATGGGTTATTGCAATGACGCAAGCCCTAAATATGACGGAAGAAGAAATAGATACGTTATTTGAAATAGCAACTCAACTTTAAGTTAGCTCGGGAGATGTAAGTGAGTAACTACACAAAAAGCACAAACTTTACAGCAAAAGATTCACTACCTCCGGGTGACAGTAGTAAGATCATCCGTGGTTCTGAGTTTGACACAGAGTTTAACGCTATCCAAGCTGCTGTTAACTCTAAGTCGGATACTGCATCTCCCACGTTTACAGGCACTGTTACTATTAACGGTGTTGCGTTAACCGCTACAGGTGTTGAACTTAACTATACAGACGGTGTCACATCTAGCATTCAAACACAGTTAAATGCAAAAGCACCAATAGCATCTCCTACGTTTACAGGCACTGTAACACTGCCTGCTGTAACTGAAACTGTGTATGCTATTACTGGTACTACTCCAGCGATTAGTGCATCTAATGGTACTATTCAAACATGGACACTTAGTGCAAATAGTACACCTACTGATTCATTGTTAGCGGGTCAGTCTGTTGTTTTACACATTAATGATGGTTCAGCGTACACTATTACATGGACTAGTCTTATAGATCAATGGAAGACTAATAGCGGTTCAGCTCCTGTTCTTGCTACTACAGGAGAAACTGTAATAGTAGTATGGAAAGTGGGAACAACTGTATACGGCGCTCGTGTAGGTAATAATTAATGTTAGCCAAGTTTCTTATTGGTGCTACTGGTGGTGTCGTTACTGACCTTAATAACATTGTACTTGTTTACGATACTAGATTAAGCTCAGGTACTACTATTTCAGTACCTACTGGAAGCGGTTCTCATACAATAGATTGGGGTGATGGTACGTCTAATTCTTATAATACGTCTGGTTATAAAAATCACACTTACTCTGTTAACGATGTCTATATAGTTCAAGTGTCTGGGACTGTGACTAGTTTTGGTAACTCTTCAGCACCTACAGCAAATAATGTTAATAAACTACAAGAATGTCTTAGTTTTGGTAATGTTGGTCTTACATCATTAAGTAGTGCTTTTAGAGATTGTTCTAATCTTACTTCAGTACCATCATCTATTCCAAGTGCTGTTACTGCTTTAACTTCAATGTTTTTTGGCTGTACTTCGTTCAATGACAACAGCGTTACTAGTTGGAATACTACTAATGTAACTGACATGAATAATACCTTTAGAGACGCTACGTCATTTAATAGGGCAATTGGCAGTTGGACGATGACAAATGTTGCTTCTATTAGAAGCATGTTTGAAGGAGCCACTTCGTTTAATCAATCACTTAATTCTTGGAACACTATAAACATTACTGATATGTCTCGTGCTTTTCAAAGTGCTACAGCGTTTAATAATGCCATTGGTGGTTGGAACACATCTAGTGTAGTAGATATGGGTGCAATGTTTGCTCTTTCGACTTCGTTTAATCAATACATTGGTGACTGGGATACAAGTAGTGTAATAGACATGGTTTCTATGTTTAACTCTGCTACAGTATTTGACCAAAATCTAACAGGCTGGTGTGTTACTAACATTACTTCTGAGCCTTCAAACTTCTCTGTTAGTAGTGCTCTTAGTCCTGGCAATAAACCTGTTTGGGGGACATGCCCACCATGAACTACATATCTGATGTATGGTCTGCACTAAGTCAACTAGTTAACGCTATCTGTGGTGGGTATCCTTGTGAGACCATTTCTGGTCGTGCTTACAGGACTGACAATAAACTCAAGCCTGTAATCAATGGTATATTCTTTTGGCAGGATAATCACTGTAGGCAGTCACACCAGAGCGATTTGATAGACGCTAGAACCTTAACCGCAATCTCAACTAAGTAAGGGAATCTCATGGACGAGAGGTGGCATTTGAGCAAGTCAGTATCTTTGGTACACATTGTGACTACCTTGAGTGTTCTGGCAAGTGCAATGTGGTATTTCGCTACTACAGAAAACCGTATTACTCTGGTAGAGAAAGATCAGACTTATTTGAAT